ATCTATCAGATGAACCACCACGAGCTGGGTCAAATATAACTTCTAAGTCAGAAAGCAATCTATCATATGTTAACTCAGATTGAGCTACACTGCGATAGTAAGGTGCTCCAGATGAATATGCAAAAGCGCTATTGTCGGTTGTTGGGTTAGCATTTTTTACAATGTGTCCAACTAGACCTTCAGTGTATTGAACTCCGCCACTACGAGCTTTTTGTCCAAATAACATAGCACGCTCAATATCTACTTTATGCTCACGAAGTTTGGTTGCCCAAATTCTTTCAAACTCATTTGCATATCCACGGTAACGTGTTGCAATAGCTGTGTTTGATAGTTCGCAAGATGTTTTAAAGATTTGAGTGAATCCAAAGTCATCTTCGATTTCAGTTGAGAATGTATCTGGTGAAGCAGTTCCTTCGCCAAATGCAGTACCAATAACTTGACATACGTCGTTATTAGCTATAACATTATAACCAGAAACATTTGAGTTTGAAACATCAATAACTCTACCAGTAAAGGTAGTGCTAGCTGAGCCAGACTCAGGTGCAGTTTCTACTCTTACCATTACCTGAGCATATCCTGCAGTTTCAGCACCAGTCGTTGTATTAACAACAAATACCATTCCTTTAATTAAAAAATCAACTGCAGCACCACCAGAGGCAACTCCTCCAGTAGCTGTATCAGCATCTACCGTAAAAGAGTATGAGCTATTAGCAGCAACAGCAGAACCACCATTGACTTGAGCAGCCATTAAGAAGTTCCTTGTTGTCATGTTGATTTTTGACCTATTCTCTAGGTATCGGAAGACAGAGTCATCCGTTGGTGTTTTTGCAACTTGAGAGAGGTATACGAAAAAAGGTGATTCTTCGGGAGCTAGTTCAGCAACTCTATCACTAAAATCGTATAACCGTCTTCTATCAGGAGCTTGACCAATACCAGCGTCAGTAGCCGCAGCTGTGACGTTGCTAGAGAGTTTTATTCCTTTTGTAACAGACATTTTATTTTCTCCGTTATTTTATTTTAGAGTAATCTTCCAGCGTTGCCTGCTTTTAAAATCCTATCCCAAGAAACATCTATTTCGCTTTTTTTCTGTGGGTCTCCTCCTTGGAGAACTCCAGCAGACTTGGGCATTGATTGAACATTTTTTACAGCTTCTAAATTTTCAGAATCCATAGGTTGTGGGTTATCTTTATTTTTATATTGTCTGTACACATTAATCAAAAAGTCAACAGGTAGTTGTTCTCTTGGATTGGTAGCAAACTGAATAAAGTCTTCCATTTCTCTATCATCTGTAATACCGTAATTTTGTCTCAATTCATTTTTCAGATTTTGCATAGCAACCTGACTTTGGATTCCAGACATCTGTTCTGAAACAGCTTCCTGAACCAAAGCTTTTTCCTGACCAACTCGTAATTTATACGACGGTGAATCAGGTTTGTAATAGGCTTCCCAAGGGTCAAAAGAGGCTTCATCAATACCTTCTGGTGCTAATGAACTCTCATTATTTTGTTGAGCAGGCTTACCTTCTAATTTTTCTTGAATCGCCTGAACTACATCAGGTCTTGATTCTAAAACAGATTGTAATTGTTGTAAAGGTTCTAAGGAATTAACTTGTTTTTGCAGTGAATCATATTCAGCTTTTTGTCTATCGTACATAGATTGAAATTTTCTAGTTTCATTTTCCCAATCAGTAGCATATTCAATTTGCTCTTCATTTCCTTCTGCTGTAATTTCGCTAGGAACTCTATTAGCTTCCTCGCTTTGAGCTTCCATGTTATTATCAACTGGAACCTCTTTACTAACTACCTCTACGTCTGGCATTGTTATATCCAGACCTTTTCGGTCATCAGCTAGCTTATCCTCATAAGTTTTACTTTTTTGCTCTTGTGTTGTTTGGTTTTCCATGTTTCCTTTCCGAATCTTCTTGTTCCTAATTGGACTTTACCTTTCGATATTCCCAGACAAGACTTGACTCTTTTTAATGTTAACCTTCAACGCCTTCTTCTGTATCCGTGCCTTCACTTGCATTGCTTCCATACCTGGATTGTAAATCTGCTTTATCAATTATATTTTCCATCTTATTGAGATTTTTTCTTTCTTTGTCCTTAATTTGATTAAGGGCTGTATCAAGATTGCTCTTGAATTTCTGAGTGATGGTTTGTTTTCTAGCGTTAATCATTTCACGCTCAGAAGTCTGTAAATCACCACTTAGTTTTTTAACCTCAGATTCTAGTTGTTTAATATAACCTTGCATTTGTTGCATAGCACCTTTACGTTGCAATACGCCTTCTTTGTCGTAGATTTCTGTTTTCTTTAAAACCTCGACATCATCTACCAAGCCCATCTTATACGCATCTAAATACATATTGTACTCAGCCATCCTATTTGATGGTAGCGTTGAGCCTGATATTATCCGAATATCGTGCTGTCCTAATGTGATATCGTTTTCAATAGTCATTAGTTCGTTCGTTTTGTCATCATACATTCTATTGTTTATTGTAAACTCTGTAATATCATTATTGGGTTGCACAATTCTAAAAGTCTTTTTGAACTTGTAATGTCCTTTAGCAAAGTTATAAACAACTTTGCCAAGTATATCCAAGCTTCCTTCGATGTCTCTCAATTTTGAGCGACCTCTACTTTCTCCCATTTCTTGTAATAAGTAAGTACCTCTAACTGTGTCTGGAGCACCAGACTTAAATCCTTGCATAAGTTCTGAGATACCAAAATTTAAATCTATATAAAACTCTACTCTAGAAATTAAATTATAAAACTCAGAAGCTAGTGGCTGTGGTGCTGGATAATGAGGTTCTCCAAACTCTGGATTGTATTCTATAACAGCATTTGGATTAGCCCAGTCTCTCTCAAGCTGACCTATATCATCCACACTTCCTTCAGGTACTAATAACTTTAATCCAGCAGAAGCCTGAGCATGACTCAATGTTAATGAGAATAATTTATTAATTAATCTCTGTGAGTCTTTTACTTTTGTAACATCAGACTTTGGATATGGAGTGTTAGTCCAAATATTTGGGACTGGTACAATAGGATAAACGTCGGTGTTGAGAACTTGTTCATAAAGGAGAACTTGACCGACTGTAGCTACATGGCGAATACGTGTCTGCAGAACTTCTACAGCTTCCACCAGTCCCGATTCTAAAAGATGACCATTTTCCTCAGCTATGCTTTGGAATGTATCTAGGTCAACTATTTTTTCTTCTTGTGTTTCTCTATTAAATATTCTGTAAAAAGGAACTTTAATTTTTTCAAATCTCTCTAATATTCTATACTTTTCATACCCACCCCTATCGTAATCTTTTGTGACATCAGGAGTAAATGATGCTGATGAGTTTTTGCGTTTTGATGATGGGTAGTCTTCTTCATCGCTAGATGAGTCTATGCTATCAATCATTTCAGATAGCTGTGGATATAGACCAAGAAGTTGGTCTTTTGTAAGTATTGTAGATAAAATCATAGCAGATGAATCTGCGTAATATCTATCTCTTGAGGCTGGGTCTACATATATTCTAAAGGGATTTATGTGTGTAATCTTAACATCACCTCTACCATAATCAGCTTCTGGGTCAAGGTATACGTAAAAATATCCTAGACCAGCTACGGAGTAATCGTGTACTACTTGTTTAAAATGAGTATTACAATCTGATATATCCCAAACATATTCTAACATTGTTCTCCAAACATTAGCAAGTTTGTAATCAGAATCTTCTCTAGCTACTGCTGAGAATTTTGGGTTGCGAGAAGTAAGAAGGGATTTTAATTTATCGACAGCAGCGTAAACTCTGTCAATAATAAAATCACCTTGCCCTACTGATTGAAGCATATCTGACTCTTCTGAAGAATAGTGATTTCCTAAAGAAAAGTCAATAGCATCTCGTGCTTCTACCTCCCAATCAGACCTTGCATCTCTCCACCTTCTCCATAAATCTCTATTCTTTTGAGCTTCGTCGTTCTCTGAAAAAGTTTCTACGTAGTTAATAGTTAAACTCCTTTAATATATATACTATATAATATAACGAAAAACACTTAAAAAGTCAAGTGTTTTTTTAAATTCTTTGTCCTGTAATCCAACTTCTGATTGAAGACTTCTTTTTACTTTTTTTATCTTCACTATCTTCTAAATGAAAATTAGCAGCATCAAAGCTTTTACTAAGAGGAGCTCTGGCATTTGTTATTGAATACCAAAGACCATCTAGTAGGTCATCGTGCTTTCCTTTTGGAAAGTGAAACATTTCATCTACAAGTTCTTGATGATTCTTTTTTATATAAAGTTTACCACGGTTTACGATAGGACATAACGATGATTCTATTCTATCTTCTTTTTTTATTCCCTGTGGAGGCCTTACCCCTCTAGCTATTCCAGGAGCCATTTTTCTATCATAACCACTGATTTGATTAACAGAATCTTTGATTATTCCTTGTGCTCCAACGTGCTCTACATTTACTCTCCTTATAGGAGAGTAAAGTTTAGCTAGTTCAAAAATCTTTTGTGGCATCTCGTAAAGAGGTAAATGTTCATGGTAATAATCAATCACATAAAAGTTCTTATCGCTATCAACTGCAGTAACCATAATTACCTGATAATCGTTGTGAGCATTTGACTCATAAGCTAGGTCTACTCCCATATAAACATTTACAGGTATTACCTCATCACCAGTTTTTAAATAACATTGATTTGAATTACTAACTAATTCATAATCATGGCGTTGTATTTTATCTATTTTAAACTTAGCAGTTGCTAAATCCCTAGCATCATTCATATACTCTTGAGCAAACTTATGTAGTTGTCCTACATTTTCATAATCTCTTCGTATTTGATTTATTTTCTTTTTATTAAAATAAGATTCCCAAAGAGGTTTACCGTCTTCTAATACTCTATGAAATACAACATCCCAAGTGTACTCTTCTTTTTTATCTTTAGCTTCGAGGTATCCATCATATATAGCCTGTAATGCTGAATCGTAATGTACGATAGTGCCAATTAACCAGATAGAGCCCTCGTTGCCTTTTGATTCTTCTAAAGAAGGGTAGACAGTAGACATTAACCATTCTTTTATTTCACGTCTTCTGTCTGGAGTTTTTGTATTTAATTCTGATTCAAAGTCATCAAGAATAATTTTTGTATACCTAGTACCAAGCTCAGACCTACCACGTAATCTTTGGCTAGTACCCTTTGCTATAATTCTATCACCCCTACTAGTAGTTATTTCTTTTTCAGTCCACTTGTCACCAACCATATCTCCAAAATAATAATTTAATGCATTGTTATATTCCATATGGTTTTTAATATATTTTAAATGGTCTACAGCCTGACCTTGTTCTTCAGATACCCAAGCTGCAAATTCTTTCTTTCCTTGTGGATTAAAATATATTTTATGCAACAGTGCTGCTTTAGCCATTGTAGACTTAGAATGACCACGAGGAAGTACAATACACATTTTTCTTGATTTTGGGTCTAAAAGCTTTTTACCTACCTCGTAATGAAATGGAGCTGGAGATGACTTCATAAAATCATCTGGTAAAAACAACTGACCAAATGCAATTAAATCATTTGCAACTATACTAAGTACTCGGTCTTTTTCTTTTTGACCGCTTGAGTTTATATTAAAATTATCTATCGTACCAATCTCCACTTTGAATTACTTTAAAAGAACTACTTCTTTGCATCATTTCATCTCCAGCTACATAAACCCATGCATCTTCTTTTGTTCCATCTTCCATATCAACGGTTGTTTGTACTCTTTTGTATAGACCAGATGAAATACCTTCATACATATCGTATCTCATTAACTGTTCTTCTGTGATGTCTCTAACCTCAACTACAGTTCCTTTACCTTTAGAGTTTTGTATTATTGCTGGAAATGTTTGATGACCTGGATACACTAAAGATGTATTCTCTATTCTACCTAATTTGCCTTCACCTCTTCTAAGTGTTCCATAAACAGCTATTTTGTTTTTTTCTTTATTCATTAGGATAATCCAATTTGCCTAGGCACGCCTAGATGTTCTATACTAAAATCATAATTATAAACAGTCATACAATGAACACATTGAGCAAAGTATTGATTAATATCAATATCGTGAATAACTATACCATCAATCATTAATTTTGTATGACAAAAATGACAGTCCTTAGTTTTCAATCTCTCTTTCAACCGAAGCAAGTTCCTTGACATTACCACCCCCTATGGCATCTAATTGTTCTTTTGTAAAACCTTGAAAGACTGCAACAGACTCTGTTTTCTTTTCTGTATCCATCATGCCGCTAATCTGCATTAATGTTTTTAAAGCTTGTATCTTATCTCTATCGTTGGAATCTCCTTTGTCAACAATATCTCTCATCTGCTCTAAAAGATATAGTGGAGTTATATCTGCGTCACTTAATACTTTATCTATTTCTTCTCTAATCATGTTTTGAATCCTTTTAGCCTTCATTAATATTTTGGCTT